GGTATCGAATGCTGCTAATCCATGCGGTGTAGTTTGCGCCTTGGAAACGAATGTCGACGCGGGCCCCGGGTTCAAGCCCTTGCACTGTCTCCCAGTCTTGTCGGGCGTTGAAAGTTAGTGACCTAATCTTGTTTTTCTGTTCTTTCCAATACTCAAGAACTTCGGCCCCGAGGTCGTCGAGAATGTTGTTTGTACGATACGAGAACGACTCTCCGGGGTCGCCCTCCCAGGCGTAAAGAATTGTGCTTGTGTCCGGAGTATCTCCGCTGAACTCGGCGGCGGCGTCGAAGCCTTGGTTTACGCTGATTGCGTCTACACGAAAAATTGTTCCTACTGGGAAAGTTGCACCACTGATTGAGCCGAAGACAACGCGCGGGCGAAACGCAACAGCTCGGGCGGGAATTGTGCCAGGTACAAACGTGCAAACAATTTGAGTCCAAACGCCGTTAGTCAAGTTGGTGAACGCGGAGTTTTGAATAGCCAAAGAAGCACCGTTAGAGTCCAACCACTCAACCTGCGGAGTTATGAGCGTATTCGAGTTAGTTGCCCGGACGCGCATACGGTAGAAGTTGGTCGCAACAGTTGGTCGCACTTTGAACGCATAACCCTCCGTCGGGCCGATATAGAAACCGACAGAAGTATCCACAACAGTTTGCGTGACAGCTCCCGAATGGGTTCCGGCGTAAGGCGTGGTCGTTGAGAATGTTAGATCGCAACGAATGTTGCTTGTGTCTGTCAGTCGAACGTTTTGGTATTCGCACCCGGGGTCAATGCACGTATTCCAATCGACGTAATAAGCCTCGGCGTCGGTTGTCCGGTACGGGTAAACGTTTGTGAGAAGCTCTCTTGTGCGCGCCCCATACGTGCTAACACTTGTTGCGTCTTGTGCCCTCCAAACCTGTTCGAGGACTGGCAGTCGTGGCCCCGGAACCGTTGCCGGGTCTTTGTAAAGAAGGGCCCCAGTTGTTGCCCGGGTTTGCATGTTGCGCGGGATAATGTTTGTGAGGTCGATTGTGTTGACAAGGTTGCCCGTGTCTGAACCTGCGTCTACGCGCTGATATTCGATGTTGTAATAAATCGGGAAGATGTAGTCAAGTGGCTTGTTTGAGCTGTTCCAATATCCGGGCTCATCTGTGAACAGTATGCCTGTTTCTCCGTACGTACCTTTTTTGTACGGGATAACTTTGTTTTCCGTGTTTACTATCCAAGTTGCCCCGACACTGTTGCATGCCAAGTTGAGGTGATCCGTAAGGGGTGCGTTTAAATTGTTGTCGACTAGGCGGAAGATGTGAGACTCGGGTGATGTTGGCAGCGTAAACCCGCCAGAGAGCGGGATAGAAGCGGACAGGGTGTTCATGCGCGTTTCCCAAGAAACGTTTTTCGTTGTCCGGGACGTAACCATGCCAGGAATGTTTACACGTTGCATATACCCAACAAGGTCGCATGCGTAGAGTGTGACAGTTTGCCCGAACGTATTTGTGGCTTCGTCGAGAACATAGTCGACTGAGTAGTCTTGCAAGTTTCCCGTAAACAAGTAGTCGTAAAAACTTCCGCCAGTGCTGACCATAGAAAACTGCACTTGGGAACCGACAACAAAGTCTACGAGGGGAACATAGGCTCCTGGGGCGTAGTAAAGGTTGATGGTCGCAGTACCAACCTCGGGGCCACCACGATAGGGCCCGAACTCTTGACCGCCGCGTCGAATCTCGAACGTAACTGTTTCAGGTTCTAAAGCTGTAGCACCGATACTTATTTCGATGCGTTCCCGTGTGTAATCTCCCGAGATCATACGAGCGACCCTCCGATACGTTGATAAGCCTGTAACGAGTCAACGACTGCCCTACCTACTTCTGCTGTTGGTGCAATAGCGTTTACGCTGATGTTGTAAGAAATCGGGCGACGCATATCATCGGCATATCGTGGCGGCAGGGTGAGTTGACGTTCGATAGAATCAGCTGAACCAATTGGCTTTATAGGCTTGTTTTGCTGAGTCCCGAACAACGTATTCCATGCGTCGATAACAAGTTGAATAGCATCGGCAAGGGCGTCGAATGCCCCTCTAGCGTTTGCAATCGGGTTGATAATCTTTGTAAGAATGTCGGCTTTGGCAAGTCTGTCCCAAACTTCCTTTACGACCTCAATAACAATTCCCAAAATGCCGATAAGAATACTTAGGGGCGTGTAGATCGCTTCGAGGAATCCCTTGAACTCGTCGAGAGAGAACTCACCCTCACCGAGAGCCTCATTGAACAGCGTGACAATATCGACAAGCTTCGGCAGGAGGGTAATCATCGCGGGAATTGCAACTTTAGCCAGGTCTAGCATTTTCGGTACAAGGTCTTTGAGTTCCGGAGCCATTTTCACAAACTCGTCCACCATGTCTTCAAGGAACTTTATAAACTCTGGGTCGCTTGCAAGTTCGTCGAAGAACGCCTGAATCTGTGGGACTAGGTCTTCGAGCACTGGGAGAAGTTGCGCCCCGACGGTCTCCTGAAAGTTCTTGAAGATTTCCGCAAGTTGGTCGAACGGGTTTGCTACGGCTTCAGCTGCGCCCTCGTACTTGTCGCCAAGAGTTTCGATAAGGAACGCTTGCGCCCCGAGTTCGTCGTTGCTCTCAATGAGAGACTCGTAAACCTTCTTCTGTTCGTCAGTGAACACGATCCCTTGACGCAACAGTTTTGACAGGGCCGTCTCACCGTCCCCCGCGACCTTCGTAAACGAACTGGCAACCGAGTCCAAGTCTTTCCCTGTGCCCGCTGCTACGTCAGCCGCAACCTTCAGGAGGTTCTCGAGGCCTTCAACACCAAGGCTTGCAAGGTCTGGGACTGCCAACCACCCGGTAACAATCTCTTGAAGCTTCTCGTCGTCCTTGCCAATAGTTATGCCAAGTTGCTGAGTGTACTTCTTGAGTGCTTCAGTTGCGCCCGCAATTCCTCCGGCCTGTGACGCAAACACACCCGCATTCTCGGCGGCGTTCTCAAGGCCCCTGGCTACTGCTTCAGCTTCAGCGGCAGCCTTTACGGAGTCTGTGAGAAACGCAATAGCGGCGGCACTAGCGGCAGCGAACGCGGCGGCAGCGATAATACCGAATCCCTGCGCGGCTTTCCCGAAACTGTCGAACGCTCCTCCGGCGTCTTGGACTGCACGTTTGAACGGTTTAGCGTCAGCGGTAATAACTGCGCTTACTGTCTGCGATCCATTAGCCATGTTTCAATCCTTATGACCCCGGACAGGCGGGAGGAAACCTGCCCGGGGAGTTCTTATCGTTTACGATTTGCTCGAGTGTGTTGCTTGATAATTGCTTCACGTTCGGCGAGTGTCATCTCGTAATAATCCTTGGGTGAGAAGTTGAACGCGACAACGAAACTAGCCATGTCTTGCAACCTCTCCTTATTTATTTTTTTGCCGAAGCCTTGCCAAGAAGTTCCGTCACTTCTGCGAACGTCAGTGCTTCAGCTTGCTTGAGTGTGTACGTGGCATCTTCGCGCTTCATGAGAATGAACGCGATTGCCGCCATTTGCTTCCCCTTGGGTTTGTCCTCGTCCGCCATAGCTGACAAAGGCAGTCCGGAGATCTCTTCAATCTTTGAAACTTCGCCCAGGGTGAGTGTCTGAATATCCATGTTTGCTCCCTATTTTGTTCTGAAACTGGTGACCCTTATCGGCGGGTTGCCGAGGTCGTACTTCTTGAATAGTTTCTCAAGTCCGCTGACAATAATGTTTAGGACTTGCCCGCGCTTCGACTGAACTGCGTCTTTGAAGAAGAAAGTTCCTTCAACACGGTTTCCGGTTGTCGGGTAGCTGCGTCCGAAATGGTTTGCGACTGCGTAAGGCACCCGCTTACCACCTGCACGAATAGCTGCGCGGTTTTTGGTCTTAGTGATCCGTACAGACCGTTCGAGCTTTCCCGTTCGCTGCGGAACCTTTGCAGCACGTTCTACAACTGCGCCGGCCCGTTCGAAAATGTTCTTCAGGTCTTGAGCTTGCACTCCTGCGGTTTCTAAAGCGCGCACAGTTTCCCGAATGCCACGAACATAAACTTTGACATTCGGGTCACTGTATACGAGCTCCGGAATTGGCATTACGGGGTGCGGTCGATTGTGGGTTCCTGTTGGCAGTCAAAACGAGTGGTGAACGTGTATTCACCCGTCGCCGATGCGGTCCCACCGATTGCGGGCTTTACCGGAATCTTGACTGTTCCCGTGAACACTGGGTTGTTCGTGGCAGGGGTGTCGTTGCCGGTTGGTGCGAACGTGTAGTTAACAATGTCGCCCGTGTTGTCCCAAATTTTCGACCAGAGCGAAGCGGAGTCCGGGGACTGAATTGCTTCGATAGCGAAGTAGAACTGACGTGCCCCACCTGCTGCGGCGTCTGCGAAGGTTGTAACGGCTGCGGCTGCTTCTTCGTTCTCGAGTACAGCACTTACGCAGTCTGCGTAGTAGTCCACACCGTCGATTTCGAGGACGAGCCCAGTGCCTTTGATTCTTGCACTCATGATTGTTTCCTTAGAGGGTTACTTGTGTTTGAAGTTGAATAGTTGCGGACATGTATTGTTGCCCGTTTGACTCGAGGGCCGTTGGTTGCCCGATTTCGACAACCTCGTAGCCTTCATTGACCAGGGCGACGATTGCTTCTTCTACACGATCGGTCAGGTCTTTTGTTTGCGTAACGTTCGCTGCGGTTTGAACTACAACGTCGGCGACGAATGCGACAAGAAACTTTCCGAAGGTGTTACCTGAAACAACCCAAGGGCTCGAAGGCACGACAACGACGCTAGGGGCGATTAGACGCTCCGGAACGTAGTCATACGCTTTACAGGCCAAAGCATCGCCCAGAAGGTCTGCTACGGCTCCCTGTGTGGTCGCTAGGACGCTCACGCTACCCCCAGACCCACATATCGGGTCAAGAGTGGATACGCACCTACCATAGGGTCGCGCGCAATACGAATAGGTGACCCGTCGAACGTAGAGAACTGCGCTACACCGTTAGGGGCTGAACGTCGGTGATACAACTCGGAACCGACCTCAAGAATTGCACGATCGCGTACGTTGACAGGCACGAAGGCTTGTCCAACAAATACGCTAACCATGCTTGACGCATCATCGAAGCACGTCTCAACGAAGGCGTCGTCCGTATCGGGTGCGCCTACGTAGTTCTTGAGGTCAGTCCAAGTCATGAGGGGTTAGTCCTTAGTCGACAACGATCGGGACGATTGCGGCGGGCGTTTCGTGAGCGATAGCCGCGTACATGTAGACCGAGAAGTCCTTCGACAGGTTGATGACGTTCTCGTCCTGCAAACGTGCAACAGACGATGCGTACAGACGCAGGGCCGTGTCGTTTACGAATGCGGACTCTCCGGCGTCAAGGCCAGTGTCGCAAACAACGCGCAGACCTGCGAGCGAACCGGTCAGACCGATTGGGTTGAGCGTTCCGATGTTGTTGACACCTGCACCGTCGACGAGAAGAACGGGGCGTCCGTCGGAGCCCTGAACCTTGGCGAGGTCAATGAACGTTGCCTTGTCGAGGACGAGTGCAGACATTGGGAGGCCGAGCGTGTCGAACTTGTCGGCAGCTTCAACCATGATCTCGAGCCAGTCGCCGTACGTGTTGCCCATGAGGGTAACAATGTTCGTTGCAACGATCTGTGCAGCGTGCTCCGTCTGGTACTCGCTGCGCAGTGCGCCGTTGAGTGCCTTACCGGCCTGTACAGCCTGGTAGCGGAGAACGTGGTCAAGGTAGTTGATGCTCGAACGCTCGATAGCCTGACGGGTGAGCTGCGAGTATCCGCCGTAGGTCTTCACCTGTGCGGTCTCGGTCTCAATCTGAACCTCGAGGTAGTCAAGGTCATCGCCCTGGGCTGCCTGAATGTCAATGTTTCCGACAGTGGTCTTGAGCTGTGCGTACTCGATGTTCAGACCGGTTGCGGGAAGAGCTCCGCGCGAGAACAGTGCGAGCATTGGGGCGGCTGCTTCAACGATGCGGGTAAGGTCTCCTACCCATGCGTCGAGGACAACTGAGTCAGCGGTCGTTGCACCCGTGTAAGCACGAATTGCAGTGTCGTCGCCAGTGGCAATTGCCTTGACGATTTCACCGGCTGAACGCTTGTCAACTGCGGGGGCTTCTGGCTCGCGAACGCTAACGAGAGCGACCTCGCGCTGAAGCATTTCTACAGCTTCACGAACCTCGGCGAGATCCTGCGAAGCCTGAACGTCGATTTCCGACATTTCTTCTTCTTCCTGTTGTAGGGGTGCGCTTTCGCGAACCTCGGTGAGTGTGGCCCCGTCATACCAGGGAATCGGTACGAGAGATACCTCGCGTACGTCTGCCGATGTTACGACTACAGTGCCGTCCTTCTGAATGAAGGAATCCGTCGGATAGAACCCGACAGAAAACTTGTCGATGACCCCGTCGCGGACGAGCGTGTAAGCCTCGTTGCCTCGTGGGGTGTCTGAAATCTTGGCGCGAATCTCCCAACCCTCGGGGGTGTGGTTGTGTTCGATAATTCGGCCGATTGGTTCCTCGTGTCGCCAGAACAACATGACGTTTTCGGCGGGCTGAACAGACTCGCGGGCGAACATTTCGCCGTTGCTTACCTGATCGTAGGGAACTGCAATTCCGGAAACTTCACGCGCTTCCGTATCAACTTCTCGGATAGCGAACTCTCGGGTTTGGAGCTCAGACATTGAGCACTCCTTCTTGTGGGTCTGGGGCAAGGTTTTCGACGATGCGTACTTCTTGCTGCGTCATGAAACCTGCGTCTATGGCAATTTTGTGTGCGGTGTACCGGGTGAGGGTGTCGGCACGAAGTAGGGCGTCGATGTTGAACTTGACGTATTGACGGCCCGGGAGGAGCGACGTGAAAGCGTCTTCAATTTCGACCAGGTACGACATGAGGGAGAATCGAACGTACGCGATGTGTTCTTGCTCGATGTTCTGGTATGTCAGGGTCGTTGCTTGTGCGCCGGTGAGCATGAGTGAGGCCGGCACTCCGAACAGTCGTGCAACTTCGGTTACGTTGAATTGACGAGTCTCGAGGAACTGTACGTCCTGCGGGGAGAGTAATACGGGCTGATAGGTGAGCCCTGAGCCGAGAACTGCGGTTCCGTGACGTGCCCCGGCGGTTTTGTTCCATGCGTCCTTAGCTGCTTCGGCCTGATCTGGTGAGAGCACTTGATCAGACTTGAGAACACCCGAAGGGATACCTGAGTCGTTGAAGAAGTTCGCCGCATAGTTCCGCGTATCCATTACACCGGCTAGTTCGTGTGCTGCGGCCTGAATGGGGCCCAAACCGATGTTCGTACCCGGGACGCGCAACAGCGTTAGGTGCTTCACCTGGTCGAGTCGCAGATAACGGTCGAGATAACGGTATCCCGTGACCCGTCCGTCGGTTGTTTCGTCGACGAGCACATTCAGGGCGTTGAGAACGCGCAGGTTTACGATGCGGTCTTGATTGTCGCGGAAAATCTCCCAGTAGGCGTTACCGCTTGTTGCCATTGACACTACGGTCTGCTCGATGAAGGCCGAGCGTGAGAGGCGTGAGTCCGGTTGTCTAACCCAGAGGGGAGAAGTTACTTCTACGTCATCGCGGTACGTGTGCAACGACAGCTGCTT